AACCTATGTTTGCGTTTTCAACCACAAGTAATGCGTTATTATATTCAGTTGATAGTGCAACCAAGAAGTTTCCAAATTCTTTTGTATCTAATTTACCTTTATACTCTGCTACTTGTGAAGCTGCTTCAATATCAATAACATGACATGCGGAGTAATCTGTTGAATCTCCACGAGCAACATCCGCAACTACCATATATCCTTTAGCATAGTTTGGATATTCCCATTTCCATAGATTACTATCAAATCCAGTCTTTTCTAATGGTTCTTGACAAAATGATTCTTTGTAGAATTGTAAAAGTTGTGGTTCAATTACAGTATCACCAGAAGATACAAAATCACAATCACATTCTTGTGCTGCTCCTTTTGGTCCTAATAATATTTCTTGTTTATCTCTCCAATCTTGGTCTCTTTCAGGATGTACACTCCAATGTAATCTAATTGGATTAAATCCATTAACCTCTTCTTCTGCTTCTACCCAAGTTTTGTGAAAAAAGTTTCCAACACCATTTGGAGTAGAAAGAATAATCGCATTACCACCAGTCGATAAGGTAGATTGTGCAGATATCCATATATCTTCAATGTTATCAATAAATGCTGCCTCATCAAATACTAAAAGGGATAATGCTTCAGAACGACCAGCATCACCACTCGATGATGTTGCCTTAATCTGAGAACCATTTGAATATCTTAAGGATAATTTGTTATCTTCTACTGTTGTTTGTTTTAACCAAGATGGTAGGAAATCATTCATCACTCTAACCTTTGTTACAAGGTTCTTAGCAACCTCTTGTTTGGTTGCTATTACTAATGCATTGAAATCTTGATTAAATAACATTTTCCATAATGCAAAACCAGCGGTTAAAGTGGATATACCTGTTTGACGAGATTTTAAAATTACATTATATCTATTTGCATCAAACTCAGTAAGAGTTTTCTCTTGAAATGGAAATAAATGAAATGGAATTTTACCGCGGACAGGATGTTGAATCATACAATACTTCTTCATAAAGTGTATTGGGTCATTAGCACATTTCTGATACTCTAATTTGATTATATCCTTTAGCGATTGTTTAGCCATTAACTATTTTTTCTTCTTGAATGAAAGTTTCCAATAAATAGAACCTCCAAGATAGGGAGATACATTGTTGTTTACATTTAGTACACCTAAATCTAAACCATATACTTTATCTTTCTTGTCTTTGTATAAAATACCAAACTTTGCACTATTTACAAAATCAGTTTTATTAAAACCAAGACCAAGTCCATAATAAAATTGTCTTTTAGGTAACTCTTTAACAATCTTTGTATCGTAAATTGTTGGAATTTGGAAATTCCACTTTATATCTCTACTTACTATTTGGTTTTGAGATATAGTATCGGTAAGAATACCAAATCCTAGTGTTGAATTAGGTTTAGTTCCTATTGAATCGATTGTAATTGTAGGGTCGAACTCATAAGTAAGGTCTAAAGTATCCTTTACTATGTATTTTGAATAATAATCCTCTACTATTTGTAAAGAATCTACATCAGCTGGAACTTCTACTCTAACTGTTTCTATTTTTGTAATGTATTTTGGTATATATTTTTTTACTTCTACTATTTTATCTACAAAAACAGTATCTACTGTTTGTTTAAGTAGTTCAAAATCCTCACCATCAACATTTACTATTTCTTTTTGTGGTTCATCACCTCCACCACTACATGAACGCATTAGTAATATAACAATTACTAATCCTATTATTAGTATTTCCTTGAAATACTTTGATAATATATTAAAGATAGCTATCATAGTTTTTTTCTTTTAATTTTTTAAAGTGTTCTTCTCTCGCTTCTCTTATCTCTTGTATTTCATCTTTACTTCTCTTAATAAATCCTCTCATTTCCTCTTTCATCTCATCTACAGGTCTTGGAAGTACATATGAGTTAACAATTTTTCCTTTTTCATCGATTTCATCGTATTGTTGTTTTAATTCATCAATATCTCCTTCGATTCTATCAATTACCATCTCACCTTCCTTTATTCTTTTAGTATAGATTTGATATGCAACGAATGATTCAAGTAAATCGTGTTCTTTTAAATCTAATTCGAATTGTGTCATACAATCTATACAATAACCAAAATCTTTTATTGATTTTTTGTTAGTTGGCCCAAACTTTCCTACATGAGTACACTTTGAGTTGTTACATTCTTCAAGCTTAGATAAATATTGTCTTATTTCTTGGAATGTTTCTGAGTTTTTACCCGTTTTAAGTGTGTATCCATCTTTTTTCTCATATTTGTAATGGTCATCTTCCCATTTATCTCCTACATTATGAGTTTCTTTCTCTTTAGTCCAACCAACTGATGTATTTTTGCTATAATCACCTGTCTGAACCATATCTACCAACTTTCTACGAGTTGGATGCATAAACTTTTTCTTAAATTCTTTACCCATTATTACATATTAGGTTATGTTATTATATATAAATATATAAAAATAGAGAAACCGAAATTTTAGAAGAAAATTCCGAGTATTTGATTAACTGAAGCAAATGTTCCAGTCAATTTGAAGGTTTTTCCTTTATAATCGAATACAATACCCTCATTTGGAACTATCTTTTTAGTTCCTCCGATAGAATTTAACCTTCCTAACTCTAATTTTAGTTTTTCTATCTTTTTAGGGTCACCTGATTTCTTAACATCTTTAATTGTCTTATCAATTCGTTTCTTTATATCACGAATTGCCTTATCAGGATTAACTGTTAGTGCAGATGAAGTAAATTCTAATACTTCAGCTCCCAATCCTAAGAAGATTTTTTCAAACTTCATTAAATTATCCTTAGATATCTTCTTATGATTATCTTTATCTGTTTTCTTAGCCCATTCTAATGTTTTTTCATCAGTAACGCTCTTTTTATCTAATCTAAACTTCTTATCCATAAACGCCCATCTCTTAACTAACCCCATTTTGGTTTTGTTATCAAGTGATGAAGGTGAATTCTTATCAACCCATTGTTCCCACCATGCTTGGTGATAGTTTGCAACCCCATCAGTATCCTTTAATCCAAATTCTTTCTGTAATTTAGATATTTGTGATGAGTATTTACCTCTTTTTTTAGATAAATCTTGTGATTTTGGTAATTGTACAACAGGTGGGCCTTGAATTGTGTAACTATCTTGTACATCTTTGTTCACTTGTTTAATCATACCTGCCAATATTCTTGCAGATTCTTTATTTTCACCAATTGCACTACCACTATCATCATATTCCATCGTTCCATGAAATACAAGTAATGCTTGTCCATAAGCAATTACATTAACAGATGTTGGGTATATTACTTCAAGATTCATAAAACACGAACCTTGTTTAAATACCTTATCTCTTTGTTTATCCGATAAAGATGAGATTGCTTTAGATAAATCCTTCATAGCAAAATTATAAGCATCACTTAATCCACCTCTTCCTTGAAACTTATCCGATACTCCTTTTATATCTAAAGCATTCTCACCTTTGTTTTTTAGATGTCCTTTATTTCTTGCTGCAACTAATCTCCCATCTTTCCATGAAATTGCTAGTGCCTGTCCATCTGTTTTTTCTCGTGTAAATTCTAATGTACCCTCTAATGCACGATTTACGATATCTTTAAGTTGTCCAAATGTTAAATTGATATCAGTATCAAATGGATGAGACATATGTCCATACGCACCACCTTCTGTAAGTATCCCTTCACCCAATCCACCTCTATCGTGTTTAGAAAATTTACCTAATTTATCAAATGCTCTGAATGATTTAACTTTATTTACTTTCTTTGGGGTCATTACAGATAGTTGTTTATACTTCATATGGTTTTTAACAATATAAAATACATTTGCAGCATTACCACCAACATCTTCTATAAACTTTTTGTATTTCTTTACTAATGAAGCAGATACTTTCTCATGTCCAAAGTGTGTAATGTGTCCTTTCTTTGGATGAATACCAGCAGTTTCATCTTTTCCTATATCGTGAAACATTGCTGCGATTGCAATATCAATATCATCATCTTTTATTGAACGATTTACAACTTTAATTGTGTGTTTAAGAACATTACCCTCTGGATGTTTATCTACTCTCTGTCCAAAGTTCTTTAGATTATAAACTCTCTTTTGTAAATCAGAAGGCATCTTTTTGAATAAGGATTTGAAATCTTTTATTCCTAATTCTTTTAATCCTTCTTTTACTGGTTCATATCCCTTCTTTTTATCATCTTTTTCTTTAGATTGATGTCCACCTTCTTTATCATCATCATCAAAATCAATCGTATCTGGTTCAGCAATAGAACCCATTGGTGCGTACATTGAAGTATTATGATGTTTGTTAAAATCTTTTTCTGATTCAGTTGAATCTTTATCGTGTTTAACTGATTTGTATTTATCTGTTACTTTAGTTGGTAAACCTTCTTTTACATATTTATCTTTTTTCAACATTTGGTGTAATTCACTACCATCTACTTTACTCCATGATTTATTTGCTCCAAATTGTTTTTTCCAAAGTAATTCAAGGAATGTTTTCTTTTCTTTAGGTGATAATCCTTTTAACTTTCTGTTGATTTCTCCT